AAGCATCGGACATCATCGAGGCGAACGACGTCCGCAAGGTCGTCGCCGCTCTCCGCAAGGCGAACGCCGTGTCGTTCAACGGCATGTACATGGGTTACATTCACCCTGACGTGTCGTACGACCTCCGTCGTGAGACGGGTGTCGCCTCGTGGCGTGACCCGCACGTGTACAGCGACCCCGCTGGCATCTACAACGGCGAAGTCGGAGCGTTCGAGGGTGTGCGTTTCATCGAGACGCCGCGCGCGAAAATCTTCACCGACGCGTCGAACGGTTCAGGCTCGACGGGCACGATTGACGCGTACTGCACGCACATCTGTGGTCGTCAGGCTCTCGCCAAGGCGCACAGCATCGTGGACGGAAACGGCGCGTTCCCGCGTGTCGTTCGCGGTCCAGTGGTGGACGTGCTCCAGCGCTTCCAGCCTGTCGGCTGGTACTGGCTCGGCGGCTACGCGCGATTCCGTGAGGCTTCGCTGCGTCGCATCGAGTCGGCTTCGAGCCTCGGCTCCTGAACTAACTAGTTAGTTCAAACAGAATGGTGAGGGGGCGGGGTTTCCTCCCCTGCCCCGCCCCCTTGCTTCTGCTATCCTTTCGTGCGAGGTAACTGATGTCGATTTCAAACTACGCCGAAAACAAGTTGTTGGACACTCTCCGCAACCAGTCGTTCTCCGTCACGACCGCTTACGTGAAACTCCACACGGGAGACCCAGGCGAAGACGGCACCAGCAACGCGGCGACCGAGACGACCCGCAAAGCGGTGTCATGGTCGGCTGCATCCTCAGGTTCGATGGCTTCGTCCGCCACCTTGGAATGGACGAACGTCGCCGCTACCGAGACGTACAGCCACTGGTCGCTGTGGGACAACTCGACCGCAGGCAACTGCTTGTGGAAGGGTGCGCTCTCGTCTTCTGCTGCCGTCACTGCTGGCGATACTTTTCAAATCACTTCGCTGACGCTCAGCCTCGATTGAGGTGAGGTAGCCGCATGGCTACTGGCGCCACCGACTTCACGTTCGGTTTCACCGACACCCCTGGATTCAGGGAGTTTGAAGAAGTCCCGAACTTTGCGTACCGCAAGGTCGTCTACTTTGCGTCCCCGTTCAAGACGACCCAAGGTTTCTATCGCGGGCTGGTCATCGTCGACCGCACAGCCTCCGCATCAGGCACAGGGTCAAGTGCAGCGTCAGGGTTGCATGTATCTCCACGCACAGCGTCAGCGTCAGGGACAGGTTCATCGTCGACCGTCACTGTGCTCACCGCGAAGCGTACGGCAATCGCCGCTGGCAGTGGTTCGTCGACCGCTGAGGGTGAGCGTGTAGTACCGAGGTCTGCCACTGCGAGTGGTCAAGGGAGCACTGCGGGTGATGCCGTCGGGTTGCACATCGCACCCCGTACCGCATCCGCATCTGGCGTCGGCACATCGAGCGAAACCCACGTCCGCATCCGTGCCTTCACCGCGTCCGCTTCTGGCACGGGTTCTGGCACGGCGACGGGTGTACGCATCGTCCTACGCACCGCCACCGCCACAGGCACAGGAACGTCCAGCGTCTCTGGTTCTGCGACACGGGCGCGCACCGCCACCGCCGCAGGCACGGGCACATCGGCTGTCGTCACCCTGCGTATTTGCCCCCGCACTGCTACCGCGGTAGGAACAGGGTCGGGTACCGCCGAGCGTCTGCGTACCGTCCTACGCACCGCCACTGCCGCGGGTGCTGGCACCCAAGTTTGTGTCGGGGCACGCATCGAACGGCGCAGCGCATCAGCCTCCGCTACTGGTTCCTCGTCCGCAACCCAAAACAAACTGTTCATCTTCTACACCCCGAGCACCACCGAAATCAGGGCAGCGGACCGATTCGATGACAGCATCGCAGGACTTTTGTTCCGTTACGCCGAACCGACCTACGCGGGCGTCAACGTCTACAAACTCGTCGACGGCACCTTCACCCAAGTCGAGCAACGCGACTACGACCTCATCTCCAAGGTCTACTGGGGCGGTTCCAAGAACTTCGTGTCGACCGAAGAGAAACAAGAACTCGTCGCCGCAGGCTACGGTAGTTACGTAACATGAGCATCTTCCGCCCACCGACCGACGACTTCGTCGTCCTCGGCATCCCCCCGAAAGAGTTCGACTCCCAAGAGGCACGGGTCGCCTACAACCTTCTGCGCCACTTCGACGCCGAACCGCGCGGCAGGAACGTGTTCCTCCTCACGAACGGCACCTACACGGAGAACGAACCGAACGACATCACCACCATCGCCAAGGTGTACTGGGGCGGCTCCAACAACGAAGTCGACGCCGACGAAGTTGCTAGTCTTACCGCGGCAGGTTACGGCGCATACATCTCGTAGGGGAACATGAAACACAGGGAGACTCATCCGAACCTCGACGTCGACGGCTGCTTCGCGTGCCGTATCTCCCATGTCCGCATGTCTGGTTCTGCGATGCCGACACGCCACAACGTCGCCCAACTCAACTCCAAGGAACGCGCACTCGACAAAGACCTGGACGCCTACAAACGGATACGTCAAACAGGTGGTCAACCGACGAAGATTGACGGGTCCGCGAAACTAGAGAAGATTGCGGATTGAACTACCAGTCTTGGAGGGGATTCCCTGACCCGCGCTACGGGTACGGGGCGATGTTCGACAACCTCATCAAGCACGCCCCCGACGACGTCACCCTGCACGAGCACGCCGACGTCATGGTCAACATGTTGCAGCCCTACCAGATAGACGGCTTCTACAAACAGCAGCACAAGACCTGTTTTACGATGTGGGAGTCGACGGAGTTGAACCCCAGGTTCGTGCGGTGGATGCAGTTCTACGACCAGATACTCGTCCCGTGCGACCACAACGTCGAACTGTTCTCCCGCCACCACAAGGTCGTCAAGAAGGTGCCGTTGGGCGTGGACCACAAGACGTGGAAAGCGACCCCGCGCCCAGAGAACAAACGGTTCAGGTTCCACGCAGGCGGCTCACAGTGGCTGCGCAAAGGGTTGGACATCGTTCTCGAAGCGTTCAAGCGCGCGGACCTCGACGCCGAACTCCACTTGAAACCCAACCCCGAAGCCCACGGGGTACCGCCGCTCAACCTGCCTGACAACGTGTACATGCACCGAAAGTGGTTCACGCTCGAAGACACCGTCACGTTCTTCAACGACGCCGACTGCTACATCGCCGCCACCCGCGGCGAAGGATTCGGACTCATGCCCCTGCAAGCGATGGCGATGGGCATACCGACCATCATCAACGCATCCTCTGGGCAGGCAGAGTTCGCAGACCTCGCGTCCATCGTCATACCCCACAAGAAGTCCCCGTCGATTTACGGCGGGTTGTGGGACGAGTCAGACCCCGACGACCTCGCCGAGGCGATGCGCACCTTATTTTCAAGTCATGCGAACTACAAGAAGGAAGCCAAGCAGCGGGTCGCCAAGACGAAGGCATGGTCCTGGGACAAGGCTGCCCGCAAACTCGCCGACGCGCTGCCGACAGGCAACCTCATCACCGACCCAGAATGGGACACCGCCAAAGTCTCCCTGCCCATGCGAGTCAAACGCAAAGTCTCTGGCAGCATCAACGGCAAGGAGTTCACCTACCTCCCAGGTCGGGAGTATGTTGTGCCAGAGAACGTGTATCAAGTAGTGTTCGACAACGGAAACGTGATAGGAGAACCATTGTGAAGGGTCAGAAGAAAGTCAAGAAAGTCATGGGCGAATACAAGCGTGGCACGCTGAAGTCTTCGTCTGGGGCGAAAGTCAAGTCACGCAAGCAGGCTGTCGCAATCGCGATGTCCGAGGCTGGCATGTCAAAGAAAGGGAAGCGTCGTGGCAAGTAAGAAGAAAGCGTTCTGGGACACCAAGAACCCGAAGAAGAAATCCAAGCCCCTGTCCGCTGGACAGAAGAAGGCTGCGAAAGCACGTGCTTCGAAGGCTGGTCGCCCTTACCCGAATCTGGTTGACAATGCGTGGGCGGCACGCCAATGACCATCAAGTACAGGGGCATGACGTTCAGCGGTTACAACAAACCGAAGCGGACCCCAGGGCATCCTGAGAAGTCCCATGCGGTGCTTGCCAAGTCGGGCAGTCAGGTGAAGTTGATTCGTTTCGGGCAGCAGGGTGTCTCGGGTTCGCCCGAGGGTTCGAAGCGGAACAAGGCGTTCAAGGCTCGGCACGCGAAGAACATCGCCAAGGGCAAGATGTCGGCTGCGTACTGGGCTGACCGCGTCAAGTGGTAGTCTGTCCGCGGAGGTAATCTATGAGCAAGTA